TTGCTCATATTTAATCCTCTATTAAACTATTTATAAGGTTTTTATCTTCTTTTCTCTGGTTTTGTTTCTTTTTATTAGGTACTACCTTGTGATTAAATGGCAGGTCTTTATCCCATAATACTTTATGGTATCTAGTTCTTAGTCTCTTTGACTTTTGCGGCGTTCTTATTTTCTTCGCCATCTTCATCTCCATCCCAATTTAATTCTGTCATTGACTTCTGTTTAACTTTTTGATTTTTCTTACCAAAGATGGCATCATAGTTATCCAAATATTTTTTACTCGTCACCTTTGTCTGTATACTGTCTCCAGTTACATCATTCTTTGTTACCAATTGTGTATTACTCCTGACATGATAAAGAAGCATGTTATAAAATTAACTAGTACTATTATAGTTCTAATCAGTGCAATAACATCTGCTTCTTTATTAGATTTACCTTCTTTTTCTCCAAGTGATTTGGCCCAAAGTCTCCAAGCCTTACTTAGTATTCCAAACAATTTCAATGCCTCGGCTAACTAATTCATTTTGGCATTTCTGTTTAATCTTAGGCTTACCATTAGAACTATTGATGTAATCAAACAATTCTTGCTTGGGGGTTGACTTCATATAGAAGTTTTCTGTTTTATTCTTTCCAGTTTTTTTATCTCTTATGGTTTGAGATGGTTTAAATTTTATTGGCATTTTTATATACTCACAAATCTTATATTAGGATATCCTTTCATTATTTTATTACGCTCTTCTACCCAGTGATTTCTCGGAGTAGAATTTTCGTAACCCTTAGTATTTATATATATGTTATCGTGACCCACTCCATCAAAACCTAATAAGTAGATTTCATTGTATAGACCCGATTCACATGCTATTTTCAAAGCTCTTGACCCACTAGATATATCCTCATCTAAAATAGGAATTACTTTATCTTTATCTTCAACGTGTGTAATATAGATAGCTCTTTCTGTACCTCTTATAACACATTTATCTTTTCTTGAATTATAAACTAATGGTAGTTCATACTCTGACTCATACTGTAACATAGTAACTAGATTACCAACTGCTGCAGTAGGTATTGTACTCCACTCATTAAAATAACAAGTATTATCTTTACAATATCCTGACTCATATATAATATGTTGCATGTATATATCAACACATACCAAGAAATCTATATCTTCGTTATATGCACCATTGCATCCATATACATGTGCATCAGGAAATGACTTTCTATAATCCGTATTCTTTCTGGATAATCCATTTCCTAATATAACTGCCTTCATTAGATTTCGCCTACTATATGCTTATAGATATCTTTCCATTTCCAATACCTTGGAATATCACCTTCATAATAAGCATTATGTTCATGAGCCACAAGGATTGAATTAAGACCAAATCTCTTTCCAACTTCTGCATTCTCTACTTTATCTTCTACCCAGAAGCATTCTGTGCCTTCATACTGTTTTAGTACTTCATCTTTATCCGCACCACATGCAAGGTAGATATAATCATCAAATAATTCTTTTCCAAAAAGTAATTCTAAGTTTTGTGTTCTTAATCTTTGAGCATACTTATTATCACTTAAAGATGTAATACAGTGAAACCTATAACCATGTAACATATTAAGTCTTTTCATGTAATAGACTGCATCTCTTAATGGTGGTAAGAAAGCAATTGCGGCAGACTCATTAAACTCTTGAACACATTTCTTACTAAACTCTTTGGTTAAGTTAAATCTTTTTGCGACATTGTATTCGTTATACTTACTTGTAGGATATCCCTTATGGTTCATCCATTGTGTAAATGAATATTCCCAGTCGCAGAGAACTCCATCACAATCTACTAATATTATATTTTCTTTCATCTTTTCTCCAAACATCTTAATGAAAGACCTTCTCCTTGCCATTAATAACAAGGTGGTCTATATGTACGTTTTCTCTTGGGTCCATAATGTTATGTTCTACTAACATATCACATAGTTTATCCCAAGCATCTACATCTTTACTTATTGCTAGTTCCACCATTTCTGGTAGTGGTAATGGTAGATGAACTTCACAATCTTCCTTTCTAACTAATCTTCCTACTATTTTATTTTTCATAATTTTCTCTTTTCTATAGTACTATTATACTACATAAATAGTTGCTTGTAAAGTGTTTTTTTAAATTATTTTTAAAAATTACCATCGGCTCTATCTATAGTTTGTATTACTGGAGTCCCTCTTGACTTCCACATATCAACTACTTGATTTCTATCATCAAACACTAAATCTATTTTACCGAATTCTTTTTCTACAGTATCTGCAGTTTCTGCCTTGAAAAGAGCATCTTGTATGAAACAGTCATCTGGTCTCATAAAGATAATTGGTTGCTCTATTCCAATAAAGTTTTGAATTTGTTGAGTAGTTATAGGTCTTTCCCTATTCATTCTTGCTGTAAAGAATACTACTACATCACCAGCATCGTGGTGTTCTTTGGCTTTATCACAGACCCATTGTATTGGTGTATCATGTATTGCATTCTCTCTAAACTTTACCCAATCTTTTTGTTGAGTGCCGTCTACGAAATGCCTTCTATGGTTTACATCTACAATGGTTCCGTCTACATCAAATACTATAAATTTCTTCTCTTTCATAATACTATTATACTACAAAAGAAAAGAAATGTAAAGTGTTTATTTAAAATATTTTAATAACATTTCAAGTTTATCGTGATATTCTGCCATTAACCCTAGTTCTTTTTCTAGTGTTTCCATTTGGTCTGAATGTTCGCCAACAGATACTTGATTACTTAAGATGATTTCGGCATTCATTTTATGTTTTTCTGCCTGTGCTTCCATATACTTCATAGAAGTCGCTACCATTTGGTCTCTAAAGTTTTTCATATTATTATCTCCCGAATATATTTTCCATGCGTTTTTCTTTTTGATACTGTTTAATAGTATCCCATAATTTATCAGTCCAGTTATCTCTGTGCTCGATAAAAACTTGTGGGTCTTCATTATCTACTGCAATCATAATTACTAATTGAGTAATAGGAACCCCTGTTCGTTCTTCCCACATAATTGCATACGCTGCACATTGTAAGAAGTATCCAGTAATCCATTCTTTCTTTTTAGGTTTACGGGAAGTTTTATAATCAACTATTGAATTTACACCATTCCATACACCAACACAGTCTACTCTACCAGCTAGTCCTAAGTGTGTAGAATATAAAGGTGCTTCTTGAGCATATACTTTATCTAGGTTATTATCTAGTATGTGTTTTACATCTTGAAATGATTGAATAATATGTGGCATATAACCTTCGGTATAGTTCGGATCATTATCTACATACTTTTCAAGTATCGCGTGGACGGCTGTACCTCTTGAAGAAGCAACTCTACTAATCTTGTTTGCCTCTTCTTCCCCTACTCGCGCTCTCCACGCTTGTATGGCCTCTCTACTTAATATAGAAAGAACAGTTGTAACACTGGGAAGTTGGTTACCGTCCGGCGTCTTATATACCCTTCCTTTCCCTTCGGAAGTGGTCGCTGTTAAGTCACTATAACCTAAATCAACTGGTTCATGTATAAAATTCATAATTTCCCCTGGTCTACTAAGTCTTTTGTCATTAAGAAATCTCGCACTAGGCCTGACCTTACAATGTCATTCCAAGTAAAATCAATAATATCAAAGTACTTCATGTGTTTAAGAATGTAAAGGAAACCATTAAGGCCTTCTTTATCTTTCTCCGTTTTAAAATCTGATTGGTAATGGTCACCACATACTAGAATTTTAGTATTATTACCAAGTCTTGTTATAACCGAACATAATTCGTGGTAGTTACAATTCTGTGCTTCATCAATTATAATGATTGCATTCTGAATAGTTAATCCCCTTATATAAGAAGTTGTTAAGTATTCAATGCTTTTCATTGTAACTAACTTATCCCATGCAGTAGGGTCTTCAAATAGTTCGGTTGTAATTGCCTTATATGGTGCCTTATAAGCTTCTTCTTTTTCTTCCTGAGTGCCTGGTAAGAATCCCATATCTCTAGTCGGTACTGCTGACCGAACAAAGATTATCTTTTCATAGTTCGAACTTTTATCCAAGACTTCTTCTAGTGCCAGATAAGATGCAATGAATGTTTTACCCGTACCTGCTGCACCTATGAGAGCCAGATTCTGGCCTGACTTATAAGAATCAAATACTTTCTTTTGATTTGCAGTAAGAGGTTCTCTTGTGTGTAGATGTTCTAGTCTTAACTTTGCTGGTAGTTTATTCATTTTGTTTTAATGTTCTTATGTAATGATTTAGGAATATTTGATTTAATCTTATCCTGTACTTCTTTCCAGCCATCACCAGCCTTCTGTAATGCTCCTTGAGTACCTTTAGATACGATAGCAGGTGCACCTACTTTTTGTACATTTTCTGGATTATCTTTTAAATATTCTTGTAAAGAAGCCCAACTCATAAAGACTGTTTCCACATCTTCACCAGTTTTTTTATTTATGATATCATACAGAGGCATAATTAAACCACTCTGGTATATTTCTTTTAGTCCAATCCATTTTGAATCTCTCTTGTTTTGTGTGATAAAAATTTCTATATGATTGTACAGCATCGGTGCCACCTAAACCATGTACTACACATTCTGGGTTTGAACCCATTGCAAGTTTGAAGTGTGTTCTACCACCTGCTCTATTAATATTGTTTGGCATTGTTTTTAATATATTTCTTAATTTAGTATCGGTTGAATGTACTTTACCATACCTATATGTATACTCGTCACAAAGGGCAATAAAATGGTCATAGTGCCAAGAATAATTACAACAAGACTCGCGAGACCATACTGTACATGGATGGTTATGATGAACCGCCTTGTATAGTATATCTTCTCTTATGTCGGAAAGTTTGTAATATTTTAGAATTCTTTTACCTGACTTAGATGGTCTTTTTTCTATAGTGCCATCAAGCATTCTATGGACTGTAGATAACATCTGTGCTGATTCTACAATCATTTTTACTACGTGTTTGTCACACTGGTCTTGTGCTGCTTTGATAGGGTCTTCGTTTAAAATAAATATATTCATAGTATAATTTGGTTTACTTTTTTCTTTATATGAGTACTATTATACTATATATTGAATGAAAAGTAAACCCCTTTTTAAAATTAATTTCGCAAAGGGGTCACTTCATAACCTCCTACTTAACTGGCTTGCTGCATAAATCGAATTGTTTCTGTTATATAATCTGCTTTCTTTTGCATCTTATATGCCAAATCTGATTTACCTTTCTTTAATAATCTCTTCTGATAGTATAATGTCTCACGTTTATCACGCTTTAGACGTTCAATTTCTTTACTCATAAACAGCTCCTTAAAATAAGTTGAAATTAAAACCATCATATAAATCACTCTACTTCGTTATCAAACCAGGAAATGCATCCTGACAAAGCTTCTTAGTGATGCCAGTAAACTTCATCTTCTTGTCTTTCGCCAATACTAGCATTTCAGCCTCTGAAGCATGTAAGGACTCCAATAGCTGAATAAACATTGTTTCTCTTTTAATAGGGTTGACTGCGCGGCCAGTTGGGCCGTTAAAGAAAAATTTAAACTTAGTGTATCTTTTCTCTAATCTGGAAATGTTTTTACCCATAGGAGCATCGTCAGGCTCATAAGGTGGTGGGCCTTTGGGTAAGAGACAAGTAATTGTCTCGTCATAGTTAATTCTAATTAAGTCCTTCATTGCTGGACTTTGATTTGCTCTTAGATAAGCAACTCTTTCTTTTTTAGTTTTTAATTTACTTGCTTCAGTAAATATCTCACTTAGTAATCTTTTCATTGTTGTAAAATTCCTCCACTACTTCAATCAATAATTTGCATCTTTTCTTAATAAGATAATTCAGAACTTTCATCCTCATAGGAAGTTTCTGTTCGTTATAGTTATTTATAATACTTTCTTGAATGTCCTCAGGGATTTCAGTTAAGTCTATAAGTTTTTTATTTCTTTGATAATTTCTAAATAACTCTTCTGGCATAATTCTTCTTAGGTCTTCTGCATTATTTATCCATTCATCAATTCTAGTTTGTCTTAGTGGTGTTTGTTTTGCACCTTCCGTAATAAAGGTATCATCATTAGATAATACATTTGGAATTCCATCACCACCATCGCCTCTAAAGATATGATTCCAAAGATATGTTACTGGATTTTCATCTAATACTTGTTTCTTTTGAATAGGTGAGAATTGTTTAACATTCTTATATCTCTGTAGTTGAATAAAGTCTTTATCTGATGAAACAATCATTACTGGTTCATGTTGACCAAACTCTTGGGTTTGCATGGCAAGAGTACCGATGATATCATCTGCCTCACAACCTTCCATATGTAATACTTTATAAGGTAAGTTCTCAGCAATCTCTTCTCTTACTAGATTAAGTATTCTAAAGATTTCATTCCAATCAGTGCCCGTATCTTCACTACGACCCTTTCTACGATTTGCCTTATACTCTGGAAAGTACTTTCTTCGCCAAGTATTCATGCCGTCAGCACAGATTACCATCTGTCCGTATTCATCACGGTATCTTTTATTATACATTCTAATACTGTTCAGTATCATATGCCTTATCATATCTTCATCATTTAATTTTTGCACTATGATGTTTGATAGTGCGATCTGACTATAATCAAGTAGTATCATTATCTGGTTCTTCTTCCTTAGGCGACGATTGTGCCTGTTGCATTTTTTTAATTTTAATATAGAGTTTATCCATATCTTTCTGTAAACTATGGGGTAAGTCAATGTATCTAAGTAGCATTGCATAAATCATATTTGCAATTACAAATGCATCTCTACTTTCACAATATTGTTCATCACGAATATCAAAGCCTTCTAACCAGCCTAAATCCATATCTAATACTTCATACTCTATCATATTTAATAAGTGCTGAGATATTTCCATAGATTCTTGTGTGATAGTATCAATCACTGATGGATGACTACCATCTGAGTCTATTGTTATTTCTTTTCCTGTCGGAAACTGTATTAACTTTCCCATAATATGTATATTATACTACAAATCCCTCTGCTTGTAAAGTGTTTTTTATAAGTTTTTTACTGCATTTCCGCCTAGTCTTATCTGAATGATACCATTATAATAGTCATCAGTTAGTAAAACATCTCGGTCAAATTGTTCTTTGGCTTCTAAATATGCACATTCACCCTTGGTCTTACATAGATGTAATATCTCTCTGGTAAAATTATCTTCACCATATTTATCAATGTCTTCCTGTAAGTGCTTACTAGAGCCCCAGTATTTTCTCCAATCAGATTCAACAAGAAGTCTTTTACGGCGCTTTCTTGTTTTTGTTATTGGTAGAGTTTTCTTGCTCCAAAAGAATTTCTTTCCAACGTATTTCTGATTGGTTGTTTTGTTCGTTATCAGATAAACAAAACCGTACGCGTCTTCGTGACTGAAGTCCTCTGGAATTTGCCATTCTTTGTCTTGATAGTGCCATACTGTACTCATACTCTTATTTAGTAGTTAAAATTTAGTTCTGTAGTTTCTTCTTCTTCGGTCGCTGTACCACATACTGGGCAAAAGACCGGCTTAGGTTTATCTTCACCTAAGAAATGAATTTGAGTTTTTGCATAACACATCTCGCAGTTGTGAGTATACCAATGGGTAGGTTCGTGTGGATTATGCATTATTAGATACCCATTCTTTTAGTTCCTGAAATCCTCCAATATTATCTTCAGCTATTCTTACTTGAGGGAAAGTTCTTGCCTTAGGAAATGTTTTAAATAATGTATCTCTATCAAAATCTTTACCTAAAGACTTGTAAACGTAATCTAATTTATGTTCAGTCGCTAGGTTTACTGCCATAATACAGTATGGACAATTAGGTTTGCCATATATTTCTATCATTGTACTACTCCATTTATTACCCAAAATGATAACAACATAAAACCAAACACTGCAACCTGTATAATTGCGGCCCAGAATATTTGTTTCATTGGGTGTACTTCTGTTAATTTTTCTATAATGTCTTCACTTGGTGAAAGGTTAACTACTTGTAATACTTTTTTTTCAGTTTCGGGTTTTGTGAACCATGGTACGTGCATCATAAACTCATTCCTGATAATGTCGACGAGTCAACATCTTGTTTTACCCCACCTGTTACATAAGAAGTGATTTCAGTTTCTTGTGGTGCCACTTGGACATTACCACCACCAATCCATTTCTCTGTCCATGGTAAGGGATTCATTTTACTTACAGTATAAGGACATGGCAAACTTAGAGCCCTCATCCTTTTACAACCTATCCATTCTATATAGTCTTTTAGAATACTTGTGTTAAGACCAATCATAGAACCGTCTTTAAAAAGATAATCAGCCCATTGTTTCTCTTGTTCTATAACAGATTGGAATAATTTAATTGCATCTGGTTCCATTTCCTTTGCAATCTTCTCAAAGTCTTTATCTTCTTTTACTAGATTTTTTAACATAACTGTAGTAGATGCGAGGTGGACATTTTCATCTCGTGCAATAAATTTAATAATCTTTGCATTACCTTCCATCTTTTTAAGTTCAGCGAATGCCCATGAACACGCAAATGATACATAGAATCTAATACCCTCTAAGGCATTTGCACTTAACATGGCCATATAGAGAGAGCGCTTATGGTCCATCTTGTTAGTAGGGCCATGATTTGCATCTATTAAATCATCATAGTATTTTGCAATATCTTTACCACAATCAAGTATTTCTTTTACATCTAGTAAACCATCGAATACAATAGAAGGATTACTATAGACATTTCTAATAATATGAGTATAGCTTCTGCTGTGGATAGTCTCAAAGAAAGACCAGGTTTCAATCCAGTTTTCAACTTCTGGTAATGAAGCGATAGGTAAGAAAGCCATATTAGGAGCTCTACCCTGAACAGAATCAAGTAGAATTTGCCTTTTAAGGTTAGATGTGAAAATATGTTGTTCATGTTCTGTAAGTCCTTCAAAATCTTTTTTATCTTTTGAAATATCTACCTCTTCGGGTCTCCAAAAGAATCCAAGTTGTTTTTCTGTAATCTTATCTAGTTGAGGATATTTTAATATATCGAATCTTTGCACGTCTACTGCTTCATCTAAAAACATATTCTTATCCATGTGGGATTTTCTATTCTTCTTCAATACTGCCATTCACTTTTCCTTTTTTTCTAAATCTTTTATTATAACCTTTTTTAATACTCTTAGTAACACCCGGCTTTGTTAGATAACAATACCATTTACGAGCACTAGTTAGAGCATCCCATTCCGCACCACCCTTTAAGGGTATTCTTTCTTTCTTCATATCTTACAACTATCACAATCATCTTCATCAATAATTGTCTGTTCTAGTTCTGGTAAATCTTCTTTCATTTCTCCAGCTCCATCATAGGTGTTAAAGTAATAAAGTTGTTTCAATCCATACTTATATGAGGTTACTAAATCTTGTAGCATAACAGACATAGGTATTTTATTATCCTCATAGTGTTCTGGATTATAAGAAGTGTTAACACTAATACCTTGGTCAACATACTTCTGTAAGATAGCACATATCTTTAGATAACCATCTGGAGATTCTTGTTCCCAGAGTAGGTCATATTTATTTCTAAGGTAATGATAACCTGGAACTACTTGTGCCAGAACACCATCCTTAGACTGTTTATATGATACTAAAGCACGTGGTGGTTCAATACCATTAGTACTATTAGAGATTTGTGCAGATGTTTCAGCGGGCATTAATGCCATTAGAGTACTGTTTCGAATCCCTGTGGTTTTGAGTTGAGTTCTCAGCTCGTCCCAAGGTAGTCTTTCTTTATGCTCTATTAAATTATCTACTGCACTCTTATATGTAGTATTTGGCGTATCTCCAAACGCGTATTTTGTCTGATTATTTAAAGGTATTTTGCCTTTTTCTTCAGCTAAGTTTGCAGATGATTTAATAAGATAATAACTCCATGCTTCTGCATATTCATCTACTACTTCGAATGCATTTTCATTATATTTAAGACCTCTTTTAGCCAAGAAGTATGCTAGATTAATAATACCAACACCCAATGGTCTACGATTCATTGTAGATATCTGTGCAGCAGGTATAGGATAATCTTGGTAATCAAGTAACTCATCAAGAGCTCTTACAGATAAATCACAATACTTTTCAAATTCAGATGGTTCATTTATTAAACCCCAATTAATTGCACTGAGTGTACATAAAGATATTTCACCCTCTGGATCATTAACATCATTTAAAGCTTTAGTAGGTAAGTTAATCTCACAGCATAGATTAGATTGTTTGATAGGAGCTTCTTCTGCAATAAAAGAACCATGGTCATTTGCGTGGTCAACATTCATTACATATATTCTACCAGTATCTTTTCTTTCTGTAAGTAATTTTTGGAATACTTCTAGTGCAGGTATAGTTTTCTTTCTAACGGAATATGCTCTTTCATACTTCTCATAGAGTTCTTTAAATTTATCTTGGTCATCAAAGAACGCTTCATATAACCCTGGCACGTCATTAGGGTCGAATAGCGTGATGTTCCCACCTGATAGTAGTCTTTCATACATTAACTTGTTAAGTTGGAATGCATAGTCCATGTGACGGACTCTATTCTCTTCAGTACCTTTATTATTCTTTAATACTACTAGGTCTTCAAACTCATAATGCCATATAGGTAGATAGACTGTAGCCGCCCCACCTCTAACGCCACCTTGGCTACAAGACTTAACTGCAGACTGAAAGTACTTTAAGAATGGTATAAGTCCTGTATGTACTACTGACCCGTCACCAACTCTTGCACCTTCTGCTCTTATCTGCCCTGCATTGATTCCGATACCTGCTTTCTTACTTATATACCTTACAATAGAAGAGGCGGTAGAATTAATAGAATCAAGACTATCATCAGATTCAATAAGCACACAGGAGGAAAACTGCCTAGTCGGAGTTCTAACTCCAGCCATAATTGGAGTAGGTAATGAAATATAGAATTGAGAAATCGCATCATAATATTCCTTTACATATTTCATGCGTTCTTCTATTGGGTAATTACTAAAGAGTGTTGCCGATACCATCATATATAACATCTGAGGTGTCTCGTAATGTTCTTTAGTCTTTCTATCTTGTACTAGATACTTACCTCTAAATTGTTCCATACCAGCATATGTAAATGTATCATCACGTTCATGCTTAATATAAGAACCCAATTCACCTAGCTCCTCATCGGTATATTTTTCTAATATACCACTATCATAAACTCCACTTGATACATTATATGCAATTAGTTTTTTAAGAGTCCAAGGTTCATAATCTCCATAAACTTCTTTTCTTAACTTATAAGAGATAAGTCTTGCAGCAACGTATTGATAGTTGGGTGTGTGTTCTGAAATAAGTTCTGACGCTGACTTAATAAGTAGCTCATGAATATCATATGCTGGAATCTTATCATAGAGTTGAATATTAGATTTTAATTCTATCTCAGACATAGACACGCCGGTAAGACCAGCAGTTGCCCATTCTAATACTTTATGTACTTTATCTAAATCAAATTCTTGGCTGTCGCCGTTTCTTTTTGTAACCTTTATGGTCATAGTGTTAGTGCCTATCATTATATTTCTCGGTTTTAATAGTATATATTATACTACACTTTACGTGCAATGTAAATAGTTATTTACTATTTTTTTCTAATTTCTCTATCCTTTTCATAAGCTTTGGGTAAGCTTCGAATTCATGTAACTCTTTACATGGATGAGAATTGGCCTCAAGGGCATCTAACCTCTCTGCGGCGAGAGGGTATTGTTTTCTGAACTTGGCGTCTTTCTTTATTAGTTCAAGTTCATATTTATCGGCAAAATATTCCATAAATCTATCTACTTGCTTTTGGAACCAGATACCAACTGTAGTATCTTGGAACCACTTATAGAAAGAACTACCAATAATTGATGATAATATAGATTTAAGTGTAAGGATTATTAGCCAATGCATGATTACTTCTCCTTAGTACTTAATCTTTTAATTGCCTTAACATAGTTAGGCATTCCATGGTCTACAACTCCGTCAAAGAATTTAAATCTTTTCCATGAGTTAAAGATACCATAGAACATATCACCCCAAGTTGGTTTAAGTTGCTTATCACCATTTCTATTAAAGTAAATCATTTGACCATGGTGTCTAAATCCTAGCCATGCTGGTGGGATTCTACATACTATATCATTATTATTCATAAATCTATAGTGATTACATTTTATATTTTTAATAAATCTCTTACCTCCAACTCTTGGTGAGCCGAATGTGAAAAGTTCATGTGGTTGATAGCGGGTAGCACTAATTGTAGCCATAGCAGCACCTAATGAATGACCAGTATAATATACATCTTTTCTTACCTTTAGTTGGTCATTATGCTCTAGTTCTTTTACGATTTCCATCCATAAATCATCTACTTCTTGTTGGAATCCACCATGTACTTTACCACCTGCCATTGCAGAATTCTTAAATACTTTTAAGTCTGCCATAACATCATTCAGTTTACTTGGTTCAGTTCCTCTAAATGCAAACCATAAATCATTTCTATCTTTAGCAATAAGTACTTCTGCACCATCCTTAGATATTAATTTAACCCATGCAAAGCCTAATTTCTTTGCTGCTGTTATAGCAGGTTTTTCGTTCATATATGCAATTGCGGATAACTTAGCGGCTATTACTGCCCTATCCCATTTACTCCCTTCTTTCATTCTAGTCGTTGCCATTTTCATTCTCCACTTTAATTTCAACTGCTCCAGCGTCTTCATCATTTATCGTTACATTCCTATAGTAAACTATCACCTCGCCGAGCTGATTAATATATCTTTTAATTTCCTGAGTATTATAAGACATAAGCTCATAATCATCAACCGTCATGGCAACAAAAACAATATCACCACCATGTTTCTTTTTAATATCATCTATAAACCTATCGAGATATGTATACCCTTCAGGATATAAATCTTCTCTACCTAACTTACAGTCGGCCTTTTTGGTTTCTGGATTCTTTAAACAGTTTTCAATGATAACAGTATCTGATACTACATACCATTTAGGTTCTTTTAAATCTATTGCTCTAGGCATTACTGGCTGAACAATATCTATCTTAACAGGTTTTGTAATTATTTCAACTTCCCTTGGGGCTTGTTGAAGTAGTGAACAACCACTAATCGTTAAGAGTGCTAATACGCTGACTATCTGCTTCAATCGCATCGAATGCCTCCTTTGTTCTAGTGTTTGCTCTAAGTTCTATTAGGCCAGGTTTTGCACTTGCCAACTTAGTTAAGTTATGGCGTCTGAATATATCTAAGTATTCGGCCATCTCTGCTTCTATATTTTGATTCTTTACTTGTAACCCAGAAAGGGCTTGAGTTGTTTTTGTGAGGTTATTCTGAATAGATTCAATAGTTGCTTTCTGTTCTTGGTCTCTTAGGTCTTGTGCTAAGATAACTTTTGTCTGTTCCTCAATTTTATTTTTCATAGGAACTACTGATAAATTATAATATAAGGTACATGATAAACCCATAGCAAATATAATTCCCAACCAAATTTTTGTCATAATATTATTCTCTCTTCTTACTTAGGTGTTATAGACTGTAAGTGAAGCTTCTGTGCCTTTAATTCTTTTTTGGCCTCATTAGCTTTACGTCTAGCTAGCATTCTTTCTACAAACTTTCTACCTTCTTTAGTACGACCATCGTACACTTTCTTTTTATGTTTCTTAACTTGTGCGGGAGTTAGTGCATCGGATGGCATAGAAACTCCGCCACCTGCAACTGAATTGGCTGCTGCATCTTCCCAAATATCTTTAAATGATTTCATCTTTTTATATTCCTATTACTTATATATATCTTCTGCGCAGTTTGAACATGATGCACTTCATATATATTTTGGTTAAAGAATGAACCAACTGGGTCTAAAAATTCTGTAACCTTTACTTTAGTCTTTTCTCTGGCAATAATCTCTCCTGTAATAGGAGATGCTATATCTTCGGATAGTATGTAAACACCTGGTCTTAATTTATTATCTTCTTGGAACCAAGTTGATTCTTCCAATATATCTTCTTCAAAATCACCAATAACTTTAGTTAGAACCTTTTTAATTGATTCTTCTGACATACCGGTTTCTTCTTTAATGAGGAAGAGTGCAGCTGCATAACTAGCTAGTTTACTTTTACCAAATGGTAATTTACCAAGTACTCTTTTAATATTAAATACTAATCTATGGAAAACAGTGTATGAGCTTTTCTCTTCTGGAGTTGTAGCCTTCTTGAGCTTTTTACCATTCTCATCTACTAACCCTAGTTCAAAGGCCTTAGACTTTTCCCACGGCGTAGTTAGTAGCCTTAAAAACCTAAAGGCATATACTAAATCACCTGTTCTGGATAAAACTCCCATTAAATTTCCCTTAATCTTTTAATAATAAAATCATCCATAGGTATTTCTACCCACTCATCTTCTCTTAAATAATTTAAAAATACTAAAAATGGTTTAAGGTAGGGATAATGTTCTTCCTCTACCTTAAATTCAATCATTCTATTTGCATTCTTTATACCAAATACATTATATAAGACTATTAAATGGTTTAAAATTAACCTTTCTTGTAAATCGTCATGCATTTCATAACGACTTAATAGTCTTTTAATATATTTAAATCTATTTAAGTCCTCTTCAAATTCTTCTACTTCAATACATTCTGGATTGTCATAGTTATTCATTGCAAAGAGCTTAAAGTTCTTATTCGTCAGTGTGTCAAATATTTTCATCATATATTATATATACTTCCAAAAAAGGCCAGTAGTTACTTATTTGAAGTTGGTCCGTTTACCTTAGCCTTATATTTTTTAACAATCTTTTGTACATTTCTATCAGCAAGAAACTTAGTTAAAGAAGCTTCATCGCCGTAAAATTCTAAAGACGCTGGAGCAGAAGAACCACCATCAAAACTTGCTACATGCATTTTTTTAATTTTACTAATTAGTTTATCCATCTGATCCATTTCAGCTTTAGTAAATCCAAAGTCATCGTTAAATTTATTAGATGAATTACCTTTAATTACATGAATAAACATATATGCTTCATGGCCTTTTCTATCTCGATCTTTATAGTTTTTCATGTCTCTAACATCTTCTTGAACATCTTCATTTTTTGCTTTATAGTTCTTATCTACATAGTTAAAGAATTCTTTTCTTTTTTCTTTATCTAATTCAGCTGGAGATTCAGCACCAAACTTTTTAAGAGCCTTTGCAAAGAAAAGTTTATACTTCTCTTCTTCGGAAAGTTTAGCCTCTTCTTGAGATTCTTCTTCCTCATGTTTGGTTTCTTTAACTACTGTACCATCCATATCTTTCTCGCCAGAAGATTTAACTTTATGTAAAGCTTTAAAATCTTTCTCACCCTTTGCTCTAGGCTCTTCAGGCGATTCATTTTTTGGCTTGTCGTGAGTATAACCTTTCTTAGAAAGTTCTTTATGGTCTTTCTCATCTTTAGCTACTTTCTTCTCACCAGTTTCGGGATGAAACATATCGTGAGGATATTTAGCCTCTTCTTTTTTTACTTTACCCTCTACTACGTCCCTTACAGTCGCAGCAATATCTAGGGTTGCTTGGTCATTAATTTTCATATTATTCTCCTATGTTATGAAAAGCATTCCTGTAATCCCTGTGGCTGCTGCCGCTATGATTATCCAGAATAATTTATTAATTATCGTTACTGTTGATGCATTGTCTCTTACCAATGTATCTAATTTATCTACTCTATTTATAAGAGATAGAATTTGTTCACCTTGTTGTTTACCGAATTCGGTCAACGTAATGATTTTTTCTTCAGCCCGAGCTAGGGCTATAATAGCTTCTGACATCTGGTCAATCTTAGTTTCGATTCTATCCAGACGTGCGGCCTGTTCTGCTCTTTGTTCAGCTGCTGTTGCCATGTTTATAAACCCTACATTTAAGGGGTGTTGCCCCTTTGATTAATCTATGGTACTCTTCTTTCTTAATATCAAATACCATTCCTTTTTTAAGTAGCCAAGGTAGACATTTTTGTAACTGAAATTGCCAACCTTCACCTTCTAATATTTCTATTTCTCTATCTTCCATATCTCGGTGCCAAACAAATTCTCTATCTTCTATAGATGGGTCAAAGGTTCTAACTTCACCATCTTCCCAATAAGGTTTACCAAAAGTAATTTCCACCACCTGAGAGTCCTAAGCTTTTAGCATAACGCGGTAATCGACATGCCCAATAACCAGATGACATTTTATCTGTCTTAGTATCACAGTTATGTCGGGCTGCAAAGGAAGCAGCGGCTCCCTTATCGTTAATCTTACTAGTGAGGCCGCCTTTAGCATCACCGAATTCTATTTTCTTTACGTTTCCTGTTTTAGGGTTCTTAACGTAAACAACATATTTCTTCTTACCACTAGACCTTTTAGGTGAGTTAAGTTCTACATCTCTACCCTGATAGTCTGCTTCAGACAATTCAATCATTGGTTGCTCTAGAGGTACTTGTTGACCTTCATAGATACCGAATCTTTCTTCTATATGTTCTAAAAAACTATGCATTAAAATATACTCTTTAATGTTCTTACTACTTTACTTAATATCATCTTAACAGCAGTATAGTATGCAAATCCATGACCCCATACTATATGAAATGTATGGTTCTTTTCTATTTCTGATTTTGGTCCGAACTTCTTAGTCCAGTTATCTACATATTCACCCTTATATCTTAATACAGCATGTGATACTTTCCACTTACTTGGACCAACACAACATATACCTGCTTGATGTGTAATTAGCATCCACCACATTTTAATATGGCTTTCACCACATAATCTATAAAGAATAGATAGTGCGTAGTCCTCACAATCACCAACTAACTTGCCTTCTGCATTTTCGGAATATATAATTTTCCATGCATCTGCCATACCGTACTGTTCTTTATCATATCTGTATTTCCATTTACTATTGAATGAATCTACAATTGCATCTTTATTTAATTTTGTCATTTTTTTTGTCCCTTTATCCATTGTTGTGCTAATCTATTCTCGGGTGGTTTCTTAGCCCAAGTCATAATATCTTTATACGCCTCTAATGTAGACCTTTCAATATCTGCATCATCTGAATTATCAACAATGGTCATTCTGTTTCTAAACAATCCTTGAAATTTACCTATATTCTTTTGTACAGCATCCCACATTTTCTTAACTGCAGGTGTTGGTAAAACTCTATCTCTACTCTTATTTCTTTTTTGTGCAGTCTCTAAATCTGTATTAACAAATATCATGTGTACTGCATAACCTAAATCTCTTAACTGATTCACACTCTTTTGAATCTTACCATAATCCTTGCCAGTTCCATCTATAACTACACCCAATCTTCCTTTTAAAGCTAACTCTAATTGTAGGCCAGTAATTTTCTTAGCCTTATCTCTTAATGCTTGACCTTGAGCAGAAAATATATCTTCAGGCTCCATTGTTAGTCCAGCCTTTTTAAGAGCATTTTCATAATTAATATCAGAGTTAATAAGTTTAAACCCTAAGCTTAATAAAGAAGTCTTACCAACTACAAATGATTTACCTGAACCAGGGCCACCTGCAAGGAATACTGCTTTAAATATTGCTGGGTCGTTAACCCCTTCATCTATATTAAAGTGTTCTTTAAACTTTATCATTTCTTTAAATCGTACCTAAATGATTTATTCTTACCTTGGCCAGACTTAGTAATACCATACCCAGCAATTTTAGCAAGTTGTTGTAATACTGGCCAATTCTTTTCTGACTTCTTACTTCTATTATTCTTTAACATATCATTTTCAATTTTATTAAATAAAGTTTTAATCATATCACTATCATGCATGACTAATGGTGCTTCATCAATATCTTCACTTCTTGACCTTTCAAAATCTTGTTTGGTCGGAGCTCCTTTTGACCCAGGTTTACGCATAGTCTTTCCACTCTTTCTTTTCTTGTGGATATTATCCCAGAGACTTTCGTTAAACTCTTTAAAGGTATTCATTATTTCATACCCATAACTTTTTGTGCAATGTGTACTAAAGTTTCAATGTTTGAATTTTCCATCTTCTTCTTATTTGCATCACTTACTTTATCATAAACTGATATAATCATAGATGCAGTAAACATATCTAACATAACTCCACCAACTTTCTTAGCTCCCTTACTCTTAACTATAGTCTGAATTACTGGGATTAAGTTTTTGGCTTCATCTACTTGTCTAAACTCTTTAAATTTTTTCATTATCCGAACTTCCTTGCGAATGCCTTTAAATCTAGTGTTTCGAAATCACCAAATTGATTTGTTATTTTATAACCTAACTTACCCTTATAGTCTACGGGTTTAGCCGTCCACTTATTTACTCTATTCTTTGGGTCAATTAGTCCTTTAATTTCTGAACCATAGAAAGATACTTTGGCTTCTGCAATGGTATCTTCTTTCATATTTTCTTTTTCTCTTTCATGCTTCTTTTTAAGAGTTTCTAATTCTTTGGCATGTTTTAGAGCAAGTTGTGCTTTCTCTTCTGGAGAAACAACTTCTTCAATGTTCTGTACTAACCAATCATCAAAATCATCTGGGTCATCGCCAACACCATCATTATCCATTGCATATTTCATTAAATCTTTTTCTACATTACTAGGTAAGTCTTTATTTCTTTTATTGAAATTATCAATGTGACGTTTATGTTTTCTTTTTAATTGAGCCAAGGTAGCTTCTTCAACTGTATCTTCCTTAATCATCTTATCTACACTTAGACCACTTTTAAGATTACCCTTATTGTCTACTGCCTTAGGATACATTTTAGCAATTAGGTCATTATAACCTACTAATATATTTAATAAGTCAGCTTGAATCTCTTTTGTTGAAATACCTTTGATTACTTTCTTAACTGCACCAAGGTTACCTTGAGCAAGTGCACGAGATACTGCCTGATAGTCTTTCTTATCTTGACCAGTTTCTTTATTAGAAAGTCTTGCTATGTTCTTAGTAGCAAGAGTTAAGTCTTGGTTGTAATTTTCATTAACAGATTCATATTTATAAACACCCTTACCATCATCCCAATGGTCATAAAATTTCATAATAGCATTGGCCAATGAAGTGTTATTAACAACACCAAAATTACTAACAACGTGTTTATATAAATATGGAATATTCTTTTCGGCTTGTTTTACTGTCATGGCTTTTCTAGGGTCACCATACTTTCCACCCATAGACTTATAAAACTTTTCTATATCTTTTTCAATCTTTTTATCTTTTCTTACAATTCTCCATTCAGCTGGTGACCAGCCCTTTTTAAAAGGTCTTACTTCACCCAACTCTTCATTAACTGATTCGTTAGCTTGTTTTAATGCATCCTTAACAATAGGGTCATCCGCAAGACCTCTTTTCATTGCTTCAATCTTTTTATAGGCCCCGGTCATATTACCGCCCATATCAATTGCAATTTTTACTGCTGCGGCTACTAAAGACGCAGGGTATTTACTTCTATATTTTTCTCTTAGTTGTTTAAACTTCATTTAATTTCCCCTTACTTTTGCGGCTAAGTCTTTATCTGCTTTACCCCATGTTCCTGATGATTTGGTTACAAAAGAATTGACTCTTGCTAACCCCCATTGTGTTGGATTCGTTCCTGGTCTATGGCCTGTTCTCCATGCGGCAAATCCTCTATCAAATACTTTCTTTAATATAGCTAATGGCATTCCTGACTTGTCTGCTTTCTTCTTTAAAGCATCATCAGCCTTACCTTCATTAACTACATAATCTTCAAAACTTAAATGTTTGGCCATTTCACCATACATATCTTTATATTTCTTAGTGTGTTTGGATGGCTTTGTTTTTGCTCTTGCATCTCCAGGAGCTGGTTTATATGCCGCTGGATTATTATCATCTTTTTCAGCACCCTTCTTAAAGTGGGCTTTTCTTTTAGCTGAAGTTGACTTTGCAAGACCAGAGTAATAGTTCTTACTCTCTACTTGTTCTACTTGTTCTAACCAAACTTTTTTATTACCATTAGAGAAAGATACTGTAAGATAATTTGCACCTTTGGTGATAATCTTACCCTCTTCTTTATTCTCTTTTAATCTTACTATATCACCAATATTAAATAAGTTTCCTAAGATAAACTTTTCTCTTGTTTCTGATACTGTAGGTAGTTCTATATGAGACCTAAAGCTTTTCTCTTCTTTAAGACCCATCCCCTTTCTTACTGCATTAAATAACTCAGCTGAACCAGTGTAACCACTTGGAAGACCACTAGAAAATAATTGTAAATCTCCTTCTGCAGCCGCTGCTCTCATTTTAGAGGCGGACATCCCTGTCACTCCTTCTGCATCCGGGTCTCTTTGCCCTGCAGAGATAACTTTAATACTTCCTTCAAATTGATAGAAGCCATGTCTTGCCTGAACACCATTATATTTGTTTAGTAAAATTTCAAATTCTTTTACTCTATCTGAACCTGCAACCATTGCCATTTTAGTAAACCCTTGGTCATATAACTTAGTTGCAATTTCAATTATAGTACGCACGTCTCCGTCTGCCATGATACTTCTGGCATGTCTAGGAAACATTTTTCTTAGGAACTTAATCTTATCTTTGAATTTAAGAGGATTCTTTTTAGGGTCTTGGGATTGTGATGCATATATTCTATACTGACCACCACGTGATACTTTTTTGAGTGTCTCAAATAGTTTTTCGTGGCCAGTTGTCGGTGGATTAAATCTACCAAACACGACCGTTATTTCTTTAGATGCTTCGACTATGTAGTCACTGAAATTTTTGACTTTCATTTATCCCTGGTTCCCATATTAGTTAGGACTATCCCAACCTTTTATTATATCTTTACTGAAGTTATTATAGGAGAATTCTAACCTATCAACTAACTTTACAGCGCCACCTTCCATTCTATCTATAGCAACAAAACCTTCTTGGTTGGTTACTTTAAATCCGGATTTAGTTTTAACAAATGTATTAATTTTGTTAAGACTATTAAGTTTATTTATAAGAATTAATTTACTATTTACAACAAAATTCTGTAAATCGAAGATTAATTTTAGGTTCTTTATATTACCTTTACTAAAGAATTTAAGTAATGCATCTCGTTTATCTACTTGAGTCTGTTTACCTTTGTCTGAACTTCTTTTATCAATCTCTTTTTGATATCTATTATTAATCCACATTACTAAACCAGTTGCATGTTTCTTAGTATCAGTAATTCTTTGACCTTCTCTTACCTTTGAATTGTTATATACATTAAGTAACATATTTAATTCAGCATTAGACTCTAACTCTTTTAGTGTAGTAGAAGCAATCTTTTTAAATACTTTACCAGCCTCTGAAAGATTTTTATTTAGTTCTTCTGTTTCTGATTTAGTAAGAGTTGCCGTACCAGAAAGGTCGGGTAATGTAGCATCTTGCATCCATATATCCTTTGACTTCTTTAACTTAGGTACTATCTCTTTACCAAACTCGGCTCTCATTGTCTCAAACGTTGCTCCACTATACGTTGTATGCCAAACAATTCCAATCTTAGCTGCTCCAATCTCCTTAGCGAGAGCACTGTCAGTAGGTACTGCGTAAGCGATAGTGTTAGGATGAAACACAATATGACTAATTCCATTTATCTTCTCCTTTTTAAGGTCTGACTTATCGAACATAAAGTCACCCTGTATAACTCCTTTGATTCCTATATTTTGTAAAGTATCGAATGCCATTATAAGTTTCTTAGTTAGGTCACCCGATGTGTCTGCTTTAATATCTTCATGTGATTTATATATTTTTGGATTGGCATTGAAGATACCTTTTTTAGCAACAAAGAATTCACCCGTCTCTGGGTGTTCTCCAGCAAATACGGCGGGGGCTCCGTCCCATTTCACGGTAACATCCACTGGTGCCTTGGTGTTACCTGATAGCATATCCCGTAGACTTCTAAGCGCTAGGATAGCTTGGCGAGCCCCCTTGACTCCTCCATCGATAATTAAATCTTCAATGTGGGTCATGTGAGTATTCTTTGCTGCCTCGTGTAGAGGTGTATAATTACTTAATCTTCTCATTTATATAACCTCTTAAATTCATCTGTCATCATTGCGTTGAAATTAGGTGCACTTGAAAAGTTACCTTTGTATCTTAATATAATATTACATACTGCAACTGGGCCAATAAATAAAGTAAACTTTAAATTAGCCGCTCCTGAGCCTGGGTCGAATGCTTGTTTTGCACCCGGAGTATATTTCATTATTGGTTTACCTTGAGAAAATAAATCATCTAGTTTGCTTGATACTGAATCAATGTCTTTATACTCTCCGCCTTCTACTACAACGCCTTTCTTAGGGCCGTAGTCACCAACTCCCGTAACTAATGCAAAATCAAAATTAACTTTCTTTAGTTCTTTTAAGTCTGATTTAAATATTAACTGAACTAGAATATTTGAAAATAAGTCTGACTTAGATAATATCGTTTCGCCCATCATTTTAAATAATGTTCTTTTACCCTTTAATACTCTATTAATAAGGTCATTAGGAATTCTATTAACATACTTTTTCCAATTCTTAGTAGTTACTGGATTCTTATTAAGGTCATCAAATAGTTCATCAGACATCATATCAGGATATCTTTTTCTTAGTCTCTGAGCTAATTTAATTACATGAACATAAAACCTACCAGCATCTTCTTCAACTGCTTCTTTAAGTTTTTTAAGTTTTGGCTCATTAAGTAATTTTGTGAATGACTTATTAATAAGTGTTGGGTCTTCCTCTGTGACTCTTTTCTTTTTCTTTAAAGATACCCCTAGGAATTTATTACCTTTCTTAATAATAAAGTCAGATGAATTAAAATCTTGCATTCCATATTTTGACATTTGGAATTGTTTTACATCATTATCCCATGCTTGACCAGTAAGATAAACCATGTCAGCATTACCATATCCTGCATCGATAATAACATTAGCGGCCGATACTGCTTGTGCTAGATTAGAATAACTACCAACTAGTGAATCTACTTGGCTTTGTTTATATCCTTTTACCTTCTTTAATTGTGCTCTTACTAATTCAATCATTTTATCCATTTCATCTGAATTAGTAATTGTATGTTTCTTAGGGAATAGACATAAGGCAGCAGTCATAAGTTCATGTGGATCATCACCTAAAGAACTACGACCACCTTTGGGTCTAGCATTTACATATATGGCTTTTTCCATATCTTTATGTTTAAAGTAATAATCTTTTTCTGCTCTTGCACCTGATATCTTAATGAGTTCTAAGTTAGGTTCTTTTTCAATAATTTCTCTTGCAAGTTGTGAGAAGTTTCTACGGGACTTATCGTCCATTAATTGTGAAATTCCAATCTTTTTAGAATTAGATTTACCTGCTCTTAGGTCTAATTCCACTTCAGTGTCTATAGATGAAATTGCATCATCTATTGCTTGTACTAACTTTACAGCGTTGAGATTATCATCAGTAGTTGATAGAGCACTAAGCTCTTCTGTCATAAAACTGTTTTTAAATCTTATCATATTGTCTCCGTTTTATTTAATAAAGATATTATAATATACTTTTAACGCTTTGTAAAGTATTTGATATAACTATTTATAATATTTGGAGACCTAGTTATTTCCGGCTTTTAGATTTCCGTCGTTGTCTACATGAATAACTTTTATCTTTAGAAGTTCTTTTAAACAGCCTTCGGCACCAGTCTTAACACCTATGTTATAAGAAGTATAACTGCAACCTACCATTAGTATCATTATAATAAAATATTCTAGCATTTTATTCTCTCTATTGTTGAAAGATATCCTTTATACACCATATCCTTATGAAATCTATTTGCATCATCTTCTACGGCAAATATATATTCGGCAACTACTTTGCCCCCACCCTTTTCTTGGGCGAGGACTTTCCAACTATATACTTCCATTACACTAGTTCCAAGAAGTCATCAAACATGCCAGGGTTATCCGAGACAACTCTTTTGATATTCTTCTTAATTGTGGCAACATCATCAGTAAATCCTGCCTGTTCTGCAGTTTCAATTCTTGCCTTTACTGTATCATAATCAAACTTGAAAGGGTCGTCATATACTTTTGGCTTCCACACGATACTTGTGTCTTTTTCAATACCTTTATATTCTATTCTGCTTTTCATAGTTTTTCTCCTGGGACGAACCCTCTAAATGTTTTAAATCTTGGGAATCTTAATGAATAAGTCCCATCTTGGTTTTGTGAAATAGAGTCTGCTCTAACTTCCACCAACTGGCCTAATACAGCATCTTGGTTTTTCCAAATACTATCTCTAATCTTATCAGTTAAACCACCACCGACATTGACTTTAATATCAACACCTTCATCGTGGCCTTCACAAACTAGAGCACCTGTTGTTCCTTCGAATTTACCCTGTCCTTCTTCTATACTTTCTACCGATAGGGTTACTTCTATAAATGGCTTGATTTTAAACCAAGCATTACTTCTTTTACATTCGTATAAACCATCTACTGGTTTAACCATAATTCCTTCATAACCATTTTCTATGGCCTCTTTATTAATCTGCATGAATACATCATATTCTTGTTCTAGGTTAATAAATTCATAATCAACTAATCTAATACAATCTGGTAATAGACCAAAGAGTGAATCTTCCATATTAAGTTTTCTATCGTAACAGCCGTCTATGGAAACTCCTGTATTAAATTCTTCTAAACTAATCATATCAAAGAGAGCTAGATAAGCATCTTCTGTTTGAGCTCCTTCTTTTCTATGTACTTGTTTCATAAGACTTGTAAAGTTATCACTCATAATCTCACCATCGAATACCATTCCCTCAAATTCTGGTTGACTTAGGGCTTCTTCAATATGAGGGAAGTTGGAATATACTTTACCATTCCTAGAATAGATAGTGGCCTTTCCGTTATTTACTATAGTAATAGCTCTTACCCCATCATACTTGTACTCGATAAGGCAATCACCTTTCATGTGTTTATTATTTTCACCATTACTCGCCAACATACAATGGAATCTTGGAATCTCAAAGCCAATATCTTTACCCATCTTGTTAATAGTCTTTTCTGATACACCACATTTTAAATCTTTAAGAAGAATCCTACGATACCAATAGTTCCACTCATCCATGGTGGCTTTATTCATTGTCTCTTCTATTGAATCTTTAGCGGCGTTACCTGTTAAACATCTATGTTGTAATGATAGTGCTAGTTTCCAAAAATCACTTGTCTCAAGCCCTTCACCATCCTTCTTAGAAATAGGTATCAATTTAACGCCGAATGTATCGAAGGGATTGAGAGCAAGTTTTACTCCGTCTTGGAATTCTTTATTGTCAATATGTTGGGAAACTACATCTTCCTTAAATAACCTTGAGTTATCTGTTTCTAGTTTTTGTATTACTTCCCAAGGTTTCATGCTGACTCCATATATTTTTCTACTGGTTTTAATTCTATGAACTTTCTCCTAGACTTGGAGAATTGCTTCATAGGTGATTTGAATTGTTTGTACTCTTTACTGATAGTACTTCTAAAGCCAACTAGGTGGCCGTGTTCGTTAAGAATGTAGGTGTGATTAAGTGTATTATCTTCCCATTTAGTGATTTCTTTAAAAGCTCTTAACATCTAAACTCCGTGGGTCATGTGTTCATAATTATCTGGACATAGTTCTAGTGAAGCGCCACAAGCACATGTCTCTTCTTCTTGGATTGATGGGGCACCTACTAAGTCCCTCATTTCTGACTCGGTCATTGGGAATAAGTCTAACTGTTTCATAATATATCTCCTTTTAATAAGTTTATTATACTACACTTTAGGTATAAAGTAAAGTGTTTTGTTGAATTAATTTGCACTTTATACAGCACCTGTCCATCTGATGGTGTAATCTTCGAAGATGTTTCCTCTGGCAAAATTAGTAGCTGGAGCGGCCCATGATTTGGCCATTAAAATATCTCCTTCTTTAAAACCTTTAGTGGGTTTAGCTACTATGAATGAATGAGTTGAATGACCAGAACTAACTTTGATATAGTTTCTTCCAGCCTTATAAGATAGACTTTCACAAAAATCATCAAACATTTGGGTTTTGATTTTGATACAACCTTCTGTTATATCTTGCCATCTGTGATAGTCAGCTTTAATCTTGGTAAGATAATTACCTAGCTCTTGTACGTTCTGTTCGTGGAATTTGTTTTTCATATTATGTCCTCTTAATTAATTTATACTACTATTATACTACGCATAATCGTGCTTGTAAAGAGGTTTCTTAGACTTTTTTGTTACAATTGTGTTACATTCTTGTAACATTTAGTTATAAGAATGGTGGAGCTGGAGGGAATCGAACCCCCGACCTTCTGGTTGCAAACCAGACGCTCTCCCTACTGCGCTACAGCCCCACGCTTCATTATACTACATCATCCACTGGGAAGATTTTATAGATTACATCACCAACTGCTTTGGCAATATCCATATGCTCTTTTTGAGTACCATTGGCACTTCTTAGTTCTATATAATGAATCCAAGAGCGAAGGGTTCCATTAACGTACATACGGGACATTGTTAATCCCTCGGGCAGTACGGCCCTGGCTTGTTCTTTGGCAATACCTGCCTCGATAGCCCAATTATAAGCTTGTTTAGTTCTTTCTATAATAACTTCTTGATAAGATTCCCATATATAATTGATGGACTCATCCAAGTTTTCAATAGAGTTCTGCCTATTCTTTTTATCTTGTAATCTAGCTTCTCTTGTAACGAAATTTAAATCCTCAGTTGGATCTGCATATCGCTGAGAGAATTCTTGGAAAGAGAATGACCTATGGCGAAGAATTTGTCTTGCAATGTCTCGTGGACAATTAATCTCAATACAAGCACTGACCATCTCTAATGGTGACCAATGTTTATGTTTAATTAAATACTTAACGAGTTTCTCGGAAGTTTCTTCATTGTTCTGATTACTAGGATTAGATACCCTAGCACAGTAAGCGACCATCTGCAAGAGGTCGGGATTTAACTCGACCTCCGCAGGTGGCTGCGAATATGATATAAGTTTCACGTCAAACATATTTTAGTCACTCTTTACCAGTGTGTAAATTCCCCATCCAAGGCCTAGCCAAGCAAGTAACTTAGCAACACCACCGAATAAAATAACTGAACCACATAGTACGATTAGTCCGATACCATCTAATGAGGTTCTTTCTTTTAGTCTATCTAATGACCAGTCTTTTAGTTTAAGTAACATATTCATATATTTCTCCTATATTTTAAATTCAGCAAACGTGTCTTTATTTTCTCTGTCACCCCACGTTGCAATTGGTTTATCCGGCACGACTTCTGTGACAAGGTCTTGTTGTGCACTTTCTTCTACATCAAATAATTTCATTCGGCTCCTATCAATACCAACAACAAATCTTTTGTATTTGGTCGGATCATTATAACGATTTTTCAATTGTTTCACCATGAGTTGGCCTAATTCTTCTAGTTCCTCTGTTGATATAAGAGCGAACATAAGGTCAGCCGTAGCAGGTAGGCCGAATGATTCTGATGTGTCTTCAAGACCGACATCCGTATTACCAAATCCTGACCTGGTAGTTTGGGTTGCCGATACTATCGGAACATTAAACTCTACAGCAAGACCACGCAGTTCTTCTGCAATGGCTTTGATGTAAGAGTAACTATTTATACTTCCGCCCAGGCCTTTCATACGACTAGATGAACAAATATTCAAGTAGTCAATGTATATCATATCTGGGTTAAAGTTCTTTTTCATTTTAAGCTCATTAAGTAGAGCCCTAAAGTGACCTGTATGAGCGGCACCTGTAGGATATTCTTTGATAATAAGTTTACCTATAGATGCTTGTGCAATCTTTTGTATTTTACTATCAAAGGTTGATTTATTAATTCTTGCGAGTTGTTCTATTGGTAAGTCCATTAGATTAGCATCGATACGTTCTGCAATTCTTTCTTCAGCCATTTCCATAGTAATGTAAAGAACATTCTTGCCCTGTTGTAATACTGATGCAGCACAATGACACATAAAGAGGGACTTACCCACGCCCGTTCCGGCCAGAGCAATATTCAAGGTCTTATTGGGTAAGCCTCCCTTAGTAATCTTATTGAAGTAATCTAAATCAAATGGTGTTCTATCTTCTTTGGTGTTATAGAAATCAAATCTTTCTTCTGAATTATCAATGTAATCATGGCCAATTGCTTGGTCGAATGATACACCGAGAGCATTTGAAAGTATTTCCGGTATTGCACCTTCTGATTGTTCGGCATCTTTACCATCTATGATACCGATAGAATTCATAATAGCAAGATAGACTGCTCTATCTCTGCACCATTTCTCTGATTCTTTAATAAGATAATCTGTATCTATTTCTTCACTTTGTACTAAGACTTTAACCAACTGAGATGCACTATTAAGTGTATCATCATGAGCACTTGTCTTTCTAAGTTCTAATTCTAATACACTTGCTGTTGGTAGTTTATTATGTTTTCCAACGAATGCAGTTATTAGACCAAAGACAGTTCTGTGTTCACCCTCAAAATATTCGGGTTTGATATACGGAATAACTCTCCTGCAATAACTTTCGTTATTGAGTAGGTTGCTCAGTATGTGTGTCGGTAGTTGATGTTTTATGTCCAATCTGTGCCTCTTCTTTTTCTAGGGACTGTGTTACAATATATTGTAAAATAGAGCCTAAGTAATCATTAAATTCTTCATCTTTTTCTAAAGCTTCTACATCATATTCATTAGGGTCTTGAATATTGTAGGTAAAGGAAATCGTTGCTGTATCTTCAACAGTATCTTCTTTGATAGACACCTTGCCGAATACAAAAACAACATTTTTCCATTTACCCGTCTTTAATCTTATCCCATAGAAGTCCGATAACTCTCCAGTTTCTTGTTCTACTAAAGTATAATCTTTATCTGTTATATTATACATCAATTTACTCTTCTTGTAAAGTGGTTTCTAAATCAATTTCTAATAAAGGTTTGTGGCCGATTTGATAATATGATTTAATAAATTTAGCAAAGTCCGTACCTGTTAGGATAGGTTCCCAGAATTCTTTAGTAAGAGTATCTTTCTGTCTTACTTTGGGCTGTACTACTTCACCCGTTGATTGGTCAACTCTAGCATACCAACCCATAGTTGGTTTAACTACATAGTTACCAGCCAAGGCAATTTCTAGTAGACCTGAGTATGGTTCTATTCCACCTTCCCATGATACTGATACTGGAATCTTTGATTTCTCTTTAACAAATCTTGACTTCTCTACATTAATAATAAAATCATAACCAGTAACATCACTGCCAGTTTTATTTTGTCTACGGCCTAGAATCCAAATGTTATCAGCTGAGTAGTAAATACCCGTACCGCCTGATACGATAGCTTTAGGGAAGAGTCCAATCTCTTGGTAAGTATGATTGACTGCAAGTAGTGGCACGTTTTTCATAGTAAGATATGGAGTAACCATTCTGAAAAGTCCTTTCAAAGCCTTAGCCCTGGACATATCAGCAACACCTTTTTCATTTAAGGCATCTTCTAGTTCTTTCTTAGATGCAAGGTTACCAA